TCAGGGGAAACCTAATAGGGGTAAGGAGTTAAGGCATTTTGCCTTAGCTTCTTTTTTATTTGATTTAGGTGGACAATACTATTAAATTACACTATAGAATTTTTACTTATCCACTTACCGTCCACCAAATTAGTGAAAAATTTTATCAAAATATTTTTGGTATTTTTCTTTTTGTCTATTTCTCATTTTATCAGTCATATGTGTATATACTTCCGTAGTGATTCTATCGGAAGAGTGCCCTAATCGTTGTTGAATATATTTCATTTCTGCATCAGCTTCTAAAAGTAAAGAAGCATGCGTATGACGTAGTTTATGCATAGATAAATTTTTATTAATATATTTTTGTCCTATGTAAGTTAAACTATTATATAAAGAAGATAGAGAAATAATCTTTCCATATTTATCAACATGTATACTATTATATTTAATATTATATAAAGCGCTATTAATCAATTTATTATTATGAAAACTCAATAAATTTAAGATAGCTTTTTTATACTGACTACTAAAATCGACTATTCTATCTTCTTTATTTTTAGTTAAGCCAAATACATCAGTTTTTTGATTATAAGATTTATTAATTTTTACAGTTTGATTTTTGAAGTCAAAGTCAGTTACTTTTAAAGCTAATGCTTCTCCAACACGACATCCTAATTCAATCGCTGTATAACAAACATAATATTGATAAACAATTTTTTTCTTCATATATTGTAAAAATAATGGTACTTCACTTGCTTCTAACCATTGTATTTTTTTGTGGCTTATAGTATGAGAGCATACAGTCCGTAGATAGATTAGTTTCTATTGCTCCTTGCATATAAGCTTTTTTAAGAACATTATTTAAAAGTAATCTTGATTGATTAGCAGTACTACGTGCATAATTCTCTTCTTTTAACCAATTTAAAAATTGTTGGTACATGATTGGAGTAATATCTTTAATAAGTACTTTGCCAAAATATCTCAGTATTCTATTTTTTATAAATAATTCATTTTGATAAGTACTATTTGAAATTTTATCTTTTCTATATACTTCTAAATATTTATCGATCCACGAAGCTAAAGATGATTCATTCTTTAAAAGCACATAAGAATTAGTATCTGATTCAACTTTAGCAGCCTATCTTTTAGCTTCTGCTTTAGTATTAAATGTTTTAGTTATAGGTTTACGTTTTTGTGTTAAAGTATCATAATAATTAACTCGTGCTTAATACTTATTACCTCTTTTTCTAAATGATGCCATGTAAATCATCTCCTAGTTGTCAATTCTTGTTGTATAAAAATAGGGTAGACAAGCTACCCATTAGTATCAATCCATTCTTTCTAAAAGTAATAATGCTAGCTTACCTGTTGCTCTAGCGTCATTTATTGCATCATGTGAACTTTCATCATCTAAATTAAAATATTCTTTAAGTGTAGGTAATTTATGATTAGGTGTTTCATGTATTAGTGTTATGTAGAGAACATCATCAAGAACAACATTCAAGTGGTATTAAAACGTTTAATAATAAATACCATTTGAATGATAGTTGGATAGCAGTAGATGAAAGGTTGAATAGAATCTTGAAAGGTCAAAAGGTAAATTTTATCTATTAGATTTATTATAGGAAACTATAAAAATTATGACGTAGAAACATATAGCTCTATATTCATGTGGGATAAAGGGGAGCAGGACGTTAGCTAGGAAGGTAATATAATGATTAGTTAATTCATCAATTTCTTCGCCAATGTGACTTAACAACCATCCTTTAAACATTGAATCTATAGCATTTTGTAGTTTACCATTTTCAGATGTATTTATCACGTCATCTCTAATTTCTCCAAACTCTTTAAAAGTATTGAATGAATTTGTAATTACTGGCTCCCACTTTATTTGTCTAATCGAATTATTATAAAAAAGTGTATTTTTAACATATTCATATCTTAAAATTTTAAACGAGTTATCGATTAAATCTGAATTAATATTCATATCAATTGATCGTTTTATCCGTTCAAGTACCGAATTAGAAAACAAACTACTTTTGAATTGATTTTGATAGTTTTCAATCATCTTATTTATTTGTATTAATTGCTTAGCATTAATCCTAGAAGCTACTTTAGCAGGATTGGAATAAAAGGCATTTTCAAATGGAAAGTTCTTTGGAAGTGCATTATTAATTGTTTTTAAGTTGTTCATTAATACTGGATTACTATTATAAAAATTTAATACTGGTCTAATTTGAGGCATGATTGAATCTATAGTCGGAATAACACTTTTGTAAATTGGAGAATTAGCAAATGCTAATGCTTGTTTAACTGGGGAAGATAAATGAACATTGTGAGCGTTAATATCATTTATTTGTTTCTGAATTAAATGCGAATAATCTTTATACATTAAATGCACCACCTATATATTTTTAAAAGCTTACTTAAATTATATCAGAAAGGAGAGGTTAAATTGTCTAATCAATTAATAGATGATTATCCTATTTTAGTCTTGCCAAAGCTTGCAGAGAAAATTGGATTAAATGAAGCAATTATATTACAGCAAATTCATTATTGGTTAAAAGATAGCAAACATAAATACGATAACAAAAATTGGATTTATAATTCATATCCTAACTGGGTTAAGCAGTTTCCTTTTTGGAGTGAACGAACTATTAGAAGAACTTTTGGAAGTCTAGAAAAGAAAAATCTAGTTTATGTAGGTAACTATAATAAAGCAGGTTTTGATAGAACAAAATGGTATTCAATAAATTATAGCAATTTAGAAAAACTAGTGGCCACATCATCAGGACAAAATGGCCTGATGCAAAAGGACACAGTGGCCCTACCAATACCAGAGACTTCATCAGAGACTACTCGTAATAGCGCAACTGATGTTACGCAAGGTCAATTTAACCAATGGTGGAATTTATATGATAAGAAACTAGATAAGAAGAAAGCATTCAGCTTATTTAAATCAGCGCTTAAAAAACATAAGTTCGAAACTATAATGAATGGAACTCAAGTATATCTTAAAACGATTACTAATAAACAATATCAGAAATATCCTAAAACATTCTTATCGCAAGAAAGTTATTTAAACGACTTTAGCGCAGAATCGTCTAAACAAACTAGTAATCAATATACAGACGCATTTGAACATGCTGCGCAATATGATATGGAAAATTTACCGTTCTAAAGGAGTGATAGCGTGCAAGCATTCAGATATATTGCTAAGCCACCTAAATTTAAAAGTAAGATGGTTAAAGAAGAAAAAGATTTAAAGTGTGAAAAATGTGGTCGTACCTATGACTACTATGAATTCAAAAAGCAAGACGGATCAATTCAAATAGTAAAATTTGGTTGCGATTGTGAGATGAAAGAGTTCGCTAGACAATCAACTCAAAACTATCACAAGAAACAAAAACGTATAAAAGCTGAGAAGATATTTAAACAATCTATTATCAATCAGTCACTAGCAAATGCTACATTTGATAATTATAAGATAGATGAGAATACTCAACTACAATTAGCTAAAGCAAAATGGATATGTAAAAAATACGCTGATAGCTTCAACTTAGACAATAAGCAATCATTACTCATCCAAGGTTCATTTGGAACGGGGAAATCACACTTATCTATGAGTATCGTTAAAGAAATTAAAGCAAAAGGTTTTACTGTTCTCTATATGAATGTACCACAGCTTATTTCAACAATTAAAAATACATATAACAATGGTACTAATATGACTGAACAAGAATTAGCAAAAATCATTAGTGATGTAGATTTGATGGTGTTTGACGACTACGGAATTAATATGAATGATTTTGCTACCAGCAAGATGTTTGAATTGATAGAAAGTCATATTGGTAAACACAATATATTCACTACTAACTTAGATGAAAAAGAAATGACTAGAAGTAAAGATTTGCAACGTATATTTAGCAGAATCATGAGCAATACAACGCTAATCAAAATGGATGGTCAAGATTATAGAACTAAGGGGCTGAGATTTTGATGACAAAAGACAATATTAAGCTAATACTTGACTGTTCAGATGTTTATGCTCAGAAACTAATTAGATGGTCAAATTGTAATGAAAAGGCATTAGTCGACCTAATTAATCAGAAATTAGAAGAACGTCAAAAAAGGGAGGCTGTGGTTGAATATGGGACTTATAGAAGGACATAAACAAAAGTATTACCTATATCAAAGCGACGGTTGCAAAATTTGTAGTGTCATTCCTTTGGACAATGACATTTATAATTTAGGTGACTTTGATGGTATACACACTAGAAATGTTTTTAAAGGAAATGTCAGTAAAGCTGAATTAGATAAATTAAAACAGAAATATAAATTATACAGAAAAGAAGAATTACAACATCAAACAACACTAGATGAATTTCTGTTTAGTAAGTGAACAACTTGAGAATAGAGATTGAATTTAATGGAATTTTTAAAGCACCTATTGGATCACCTAGCCCACGATTTAGAAACGCTGGAAGATTTGTACAAGCCTATATGCCGACTTCCTATATGAATCATAAAGATTATATTAGAAAACAAATGCCTAAATTATTACTTACTATCAGTTTAAAAGTATCGTTATTTTTCTACTTTATCTCTCCAAAAAGTTGGAGTAAAAATCAAAAATTATTAGCGATAGGTCAGTATAAAAGGACAAAGCCTGATATAGATAATTTAATAAAAACTGTACTAGATGCAGCGAACAATAGATTGTGGAAAGACGATAATCAAATTGTAGAAATTTATAGTTTTAAACAATACGCAGAACAACCAAAAATCATCTTAAAATTGGAGGAATTATAAATGACAAGAGAAAAAATAAAGTTGATACCTAGAGTGTATTTGAAAGGTAAAAGCTACCGATTATGTGATGCATATAAATATTTTCCAGTATCAGATATGGGAGTAAGACGACGATATAAAAAAGGATTACGTGGTTCAGAGTTAATTTATGGGAAGGGAGTCCATAAATATGACACAAACCTATGAACGTAATGAAGGTAGATTGTCTGATGAAGAATATATGCAACATATGAGAATAAGAGCAGCACATGAAAGAGCGTTAAGGAACGAACGTAGGCAAAAAAGAATAAATCGCCGTATTAGATGTGAACAGTTACTTAAAGAACATAGAGTCAGTAGTAAGTGGTTTAAGTATCTAGTAGAGAATGATATTTTTCCAAAAGTTATAAGGTAATGAAAATGCAGAATATTAGAATAATTGATTTAGATACAAATGACTTTGTCAAATTTCAACTCACTACAAAAGAGTACAAAACATCCCAAACTGGAATAGTCACACGTGTATATGCAAAGAATGAAGATATGCAAACAAAGTAGTATGCAGATGTAGAAAATGCTAAGGGGAAAAAGTTTACTATTAACGATAATTACGACTTTACTAAAGTAAATGAATCTTTTACTTGTAAAGTTGACATGGTACACCAGCCACCACACTATCATTTCGATAAGTTTAATGCACATGCCATTATTGAAGCGGTTGGAAAAACATATAAATCCGCTTCAGTGTTTTATCACGTAGGTAATGCACTTAAATACTTAATTCACTCACCTAGAAAAAATGGTTTAGAAGATTTAAAGAAAGCAAAACAAAGTATCGAATTTGCTATCAAAAGTTGGGAGGAGTAAATATGGTGTATATGTACGAGCCATTTACTCACACTGTAACAAAAACAACATTAAAACATTTGCACCATATTACTGATATCCCACTTAATACATTGTGTTACCAAAAAGAGAATGGCGTGTATAACGAGAAACTAAGATGCTTTTTTACTGAACCATTGCCTAGATTGAAAAAGAAACAAGAGTTTAATGAGAAAGTAAGTCCGAAACATGAAATATGGAAGTATAGTGACAAGTACGATTTATATGTAAGCAATCTGGGAAGAATGAGATTACCGAATGGCAAATTTAAATTTGATAATGGATGTAAAGGTGTATTAACAGTGATTTATAAAAATAAGAAATACCGTGCTGCAGATATCATATTTGAAACATTTATCAAAAATTTAAAGAGTGGCTATTATGCTTATCCGAAAGATAGCAAATACAACAATATTACTGCAGATAACTTATTTTCAACAACTCTTAAAAAATATAGGTTGTATCGCAAAAATGATGGTAGATCCAAAGCACTCTATCTCATTGATAGTAATAACGAAATTGTAGAAGAATTCGCTAGTACGGTAGAAGCATCTAGCATGTTATTTATTGATAGACGTCATATTGCGAGAAGGTGCAATAATCGTTGTGTGAATAAAGGACTGATGTATATGTGGGCAGATGAATATAAAAGGAAGTGTTTAACGTGAATGCACAGACAAGTTTTGAAGTTAGTGTGATGAACGCAATATTAAAGAAAGTGAAACAACATAGAGATAAATTGCTAGAAGAAGTAAAAACATTAAAAGTAGTAAATCAAACATTAAAAAATGAGTATGAGATTTTAGCAAAAGCACATAAAGTTTTATTAGATGAGCGTAGTCGATTATATAATGAAAGACGAAAACAAATCATTAACTTAAAAGCTTTTAATACGTTTAAAAAAGAACTACTAAATGATTATCCGAAATTAAATGAACGAGTGAAACGGTACAAATCAAAGTGGGAAGAAACAATGTGAGTTGGAAACTCATAGATTATTATTCACAACTAGGACGATTAAAACATCTAGCACAAATACTTAATTATTTAGATGAGTTGGATGGCACAAATAAATTTAAATAATTAATAATTAAATTAGGGAAGAATTAAATGAATAACATACTAGATCAATTAGTAAAACAAGTGGAAAAATGGAGTGTAGATAAGAATCTTCACTTAGGTAAATCTGATAGACAAGCACTTAAATTTTATGAAGAAGTGGTTGAAGTAGCTGCTGCATTATCGAGAAATAACAAAGATGCATTAAAAGATGGTATAGGCGATACTGTAGTGACGTTAATCATTTTAGCACAACAACAAAGGTGGACTTTAAAAGAATGTATACAGTACGCCTATGATGAAATTAAAAACCGAAAAGGTAAAACTATTAATGGAACATTTATTAAAGAAAGTGATTTGAATTAAATCTAGATATTAGCTTTATTTTTATGCTTTTCAATTAATTCTGCTATGGAAAGTAAGAAATCATTTTCACTTTCAATGTGAGAAGAAATTATTCCACGAGATGTTCTTAATTCTAAGTCAATTCCTTGATGAAAATAAAAATTATGTTCTAATTCAAAATAACAATAAAAACGAGTTGCTCCATAACTTTCGATGCTAATAGGTATTTGATGAGTCTTAAGTGTAGGGCCATGTGTAGTAGAGAGAATTACTCTTTCATCTGTATTACATATATTTTTATTGATAGATATACCTGTAATAGAAATAGGTTCGGAAGAATTATTGATAATTTCAAAATGTGCATAAAAGTCGCCACCTGGAATGAAATAGCAATTTGTAATTTGATAATTAAGACTAAATTTTTGTTTTTCCCAAGTACGTAAAACATTATAAGCACTTACAAATAAAGATAATAAAGCTATAAATAAAGAACCAATACTAATTAATAACAACTTGAAAATCTCCTTTTATTTGATATAAGAAATTAAATTAATACATTAACTATTATTAAAGCATTTTCCATACTAAAGATTAATTAAAGAATCGAGGAGTAAAAATGACAGAATTAACAATTATAATTTTAACAACAATTTTTACATTAATATCTTTTTGTTTATATAGCTATTTAAGTAATAAAATATTAAAAATTTGTTTATTCTTAATCGCAGAAGTAAGTTTAAGCATAGCAATTACATATGCAAGTTAATATCACTATTTAGAAATATTAATCACATTACTATTTCTAGTATTTCTATTTGAAATAGCAGAATTAAAGATTAAGACTAGAGAATTACGAGTAAATATGATTAGTACACAGAACGCAGTATATTCTATTAAGCCATTAGATCTAGGAGTTAAAGAGGGAGTAGTTAAGGGTTATATTATTAGAGTAATAGATAATAATGATGAATTTATCGAAGTGATGTAGCAACGGATTAATGAAAAATTTTATGTGATTGAAGCAGAAAGTAGAGAAGAAGCGATTGAAAGGTATAAGAAATTAAAAAATATTGAATGTTAAAATATTATTGAAATAAATCTTTTTTATATTGTGGGATTTGTATATAATTATTATATTGATACATACATTTAAAGGAGACTTTATTTTGAAATTTTTCTTAGGAATTATCTCAACATGGATATATCCATTTATGTTAGCTTTTTTACCATTAGCTATTCAATGGTTATACAATTATATAACCAGTAATAAACTAGTGAAAAATTGTAATGAAAAGATTGTAGAAAAAATGATGGACTACCTATATTATTATAAGAAGTTTGATAATTTAGTTTTAAAAGGTATTTTAAATGGAGTGGCAAATCAAAATAATATAAAAATTGAAAAACTAAAAAATGAAGAGGACTTTAGAAACATCATTATTGTAAAGTTAATTGAAAATATATATTTAGACAGAGAAGATAGGTCGAATTTAATTAATGAGGTGATACAATATGATAATAGTCCGAAAAATTATAACGAAAAATTTAAAGAAAATGAAATTGATTTAACCACTAATTCATCTGAAAACAGTAAATCTAGAAAAGATAAGATGAAATATCTATATGTATTAGTTTTCATATATTTTTATATGTTATTAATTATTACATTTTTTGTAATATTTAAGTCGGATATACATAATTATTCATTGCTAACTTCCAATGATTTTATTACTATATTGATGACAATCGTAACCCTAATGGTAGCTCTATCCACTTTATTTTTAATTATAAGAAACTATTTTAATAAAGATTAATTTTAGGGAGGTCAGAAATATCTACGACTTAAGAAATTAAACCTGGTACCTTCAAATATATAGAGTCAGAAATATATAGTCATTCTGAAAATAAAAAAGAAATAGATAGACTTAGGTTAGCAATATTAAATCCTAGCAAATCGACAGATAAAAATATTGTCTATGGTCCATTAGAAAAAGGATTACCAGTTAGAACTACTGAAGTGATGGCTACTCGATTACTAACTAACAAAATGTTACGTAACTTAGAAGAAATGGTTGAAGCAGTAGAGTATGTTTACAATAGATTATCTGATGATCGTAAGAAAGTTATTCAGTTGAAGTACTGGAATAAGGATAGAAATTTAAAGATGGAACAGATTGCTAGTGAATGTCATATGCATCGCAATACTGTATCGAGTATTAGAAGAAATTTTGTTAAAGCAGTTGCTATGCATGTAGGCATGAAATAAGTTTGTGCATTAATTGTGCATTTGAAACGTATTTTAAATATATTATAATAGTGTGGATTAGATAGACTTATACATTAAGACGAATACTTATCAGAAGACGTATCACTGGTGTGGACGTCTTTTTATTATTCCTATAAAGGTGGTGTAGGTATGGCTAGAGTTGTAGATGAAGGTAAGAACAGACGTAAACAATATGAGTATGACTGGTTCTATCATTCAAAAGCATGGAGCAAGTTAAGGAGTATGGTACTTGATAGGGATAACTACTTATGTCAGAAATGTCTAGCACGTAACAAGATAACCAATGCTAAGATAGTCTGTCACATTGTTTATGTAGATACTGATTTTACTAAAGCATTAGACCTGGAAAATTTAATATCAATGTGCCAAGACTGTCATAATAAAATTAATGCTAACGATAATGACAAAACGAATGAGAGAAATGTAAGAGTGATGAAAATTTAAAAATTAAAATTGTTTTGAATTTCAAAATAAATAATTTTTATACCCCCCTACTAATCAAGCAAAAAGCAATTCCGACGGGAACCGGCAGGGGGACCTTCGTTCGCAATGCAGATAACTTTTTCATGAAAGGGGGCTAACTATGAAAATAACAAAAAATAAGTTAATTTAATATATTGATGATTATCAAAAATCTGATGACATACTTATTTCTTTATATTTAGAAACTTACGAATTTTATTGTCGATTAAGAGATGAATTAAAAGATAGTGATTTAATGATGAGTCATACAAATAAAGCAGGTGCTACAAATATTGTTAAAAATCCACTTAGTATTGAATTAACTAAGACTGTTCAAACATTGAATAACTTGTTGAAGTCATTAGGTTTAACTCCTGCACAAAGAGAAAAAATAGTTCAACAACAAGAAGATGGTTTCGGTGACTATTAAAATATTAAATAAACCATCACCTAAATTGTTAACGACATGGTATGCCAAACAAGTAGTAGAAGGTAAGATTGTCGCAAATAAATACGTGATAAAAGAATGTGAGCGACACCTTAAATACTTAAAAGGTCATGAAAAGTGGATTTTTGATGAAGAATTATCACATAGACCAATACGTTTTATAGAGAAATTTTGTAAACCATCAAAGGGTGCAAATAACCAATTAATACTACAACCATGGCAACATTTTATTATTGGTAGCCTATTTGGTTGGGGACACAAAGAAACAAAGTTAAGACGATTTAAAGAAGCGCTTGTATTTGTTGGGCGTAAGAATGGTAAAACAACGACTATTTCAGGGCTTGCTAATTATGGTGTGTCGCAAGATGGAGAAAATGGTGCTGAAATTCATATGTTAGCAAATACAATGAAACAAGCACGATTATTATTTGATGATTCTAAGGCTATGATAAAAGCAAGTCCAGTACTTAAGAAAAACTTTAGATCATTACGTGATGCCATTCATTATGATAAAACGATATCTAAAATTGAACCGCAAGCATCAGACAGTGAAAAACTAGATGGACTAAATACGCATATAGGTATTTTTGATGAAATACACGAATTTAAAGATTATAAACTTATCTCAGTTATTAAAAACTCAAGAGCAGCACGTTTACAACCACTATTGATTTATATCACTACTGCAGGTTTCCAGTTAAATGGACCACTTGTAGATATGGTAGAAACGGGAAAAGATACATTAAACGGAATTATTGAAGATGAACGAACTTTTTATTATTTAGCTTTTTTAGATGATGAAGATGATATTAATGATAGTGAAAACTGGATTAAAGCTAATCCAAACTACTTATAATGCAAATAGATTGTTAGTTACTGAATCAGCACGTGTGCAGGCTGAATCACAGAAGTTAACTTATC